CATGCACAACCTCTGAATATGTCTGCTCCAATGTTGCCTGAAAGATCACTCCAATTGGCACCGTCTTGTGATCTTGCAAGAGCACCTGTGGCAGAAGTTGCCATAAAGTTATTAGCACCACCCACTAAACTGTTCCAGTTTTGTGTTGGCACACCATTTCCTACTGTCCAAGAACTAGAATCAACTGATCTTAATCCTCTTCCATTACCTAACAATGCAGTTACATTTGTGCTTCCTACTCTTCTTGAAGCGCCTATTAAATATTCTCCACTTAATGAAATAGATGCTGTAGAATTACTGTATGGTGGTTCACTGAATGATATTCTTGGTTCAATAAAATATTTTGTTGACGGATCTAATTCTTCTTCAATTTTAAATCCACCTAAAAAGTGTTGGAAACCGGGTGTGTTATCAAATTCTTTTTTGACTGTACAAGTTTTTGTTACTTCATCGAATGCATCAATGATTCCGTATTGTCCTCTTCCTGTACCTTCCCAAATATAAATTCTTTGTCCAACTGTTTGTGCTGATGTTCCTTGAAACTGTTGGTTCAATTGAATTGTTGTTGCAGTACCTGTGATTGCAGGTCCTGATTTACTTGTATATGCAGATCCCCCTGCTGGTGTTGAATCACCTGGACCTAAAATTCTTACTTTGTTTACAGCACCATCTCTTGTGTTTTCATAATTAATTGTTGCCGACGCACCTTCTCCTGAACCTGCTATGGCAATTGTAGCAGAAGTATAATCTTGTCCTGCATGGTCATAAGCAAAAGCAAATATTTCATTTTCATCGTTGTAAACTGCATCTACTTGAGCTTCTTGTGTTCTGTTATTAAATTTTCCTGTGATAGCCGTTTCCGTAGGAGTAACTCCTTCTGCAACTGATCCCCAATCTCCATAAGAGTTGTTTCCATTTGTTGCTCTTGCTTTACCACCGTCAGTAGCAAGATATCCTATGTGACAGTAGTAAGTGAACACAGATACAAGTTCTGCTTTACCTTCACCGTTAACCCAGAAACCAATACCGTTATCAATAACCTGTGTAAAGTCATTGGCAACAATTGATTTATTACCACCATTGTGTAAATCTCCGTCAACTTTTAAACCTACACAACCTGTTCCAAACGTTGATACGTTTTGTACATAACAAGAACGTGTTGTGATCCAAGCCGCGGCATCTGACGCACCTGACCCAGGGTTTAGTGAAACAAACGCTCCACCTGATGGTCTTTTTGTTCCGTATTGATTGATTGCTCCTAATGTTCCTGTTAATCCGCTCAATGACATGTTTCTAATGCCTGAACCGTTGTTAACATAAAACATATTTGATGTTTCGTAACCCGCCGCTGGTTTTACTTCTGTGCTTCTCAGTTCATCTCCAACTAATGCTGTGTCTCTTGGCACAGTGATGGGTAAAATTTCTTGATATAATCCTGTTTTTATAAAAATTGTTGCAGGTGATCTAGTGGCTAAGTCGCCATTGATGTAATCACATGCAAATTTAATTGTTTTGAAAGGAGCCGCCAATTGACCTCCTTGTGTTTCAAGGTCTTTACCTTCTGGCGATACATAATAAACTTTTGGAGTTACGTCAAAGTCTTCCCAGAAAGGAATGTCATTTGATCCAACTTTTAATAATTGTCCTGATTCACCTACACCAATTCTTAATCTTGTTGAATCATCGTTTTGAGTTTTGATATCTCCAGGATATTCCAACACGTTTGGTGTGTGTCCTGTTGCTAACAGTTGCCAGTAAGGTCCAACATTTTCAGATTCAAAATCCAGTGGCGGTTTTGCATCTGATGAATTTGCTTCATGTTTTAAAATACATTTGTAGAGTGTGCCTGCCACTGTGACAACATCACCCGGGAAGTACGTTGATTCGCCTGTGAGACCATTTAAATCTTGTTCTTTCCAAGGTCCTTTGAATGCATTACCTGTTACCAATAATTGCCAAGGCCATGGATCATCAGATCCTGGATCATATGCACTTCTTGTTGAAGGATCTACACTTTCATTGTCTCGTGTTGCAATATATAAATCACCACCAGCTCTTACCACATCACCAGTTTTGTATGGAAATGGTTCTGCTTGATCGTTAACAATGTAAGTTGCTACCCACTCACCTTTGAATGTGTAACCAGCCACTTGTAATTCCCAAGTTGCAGTGGCATCTGTAACAGCAGGTTCAACACCAATGTTACTTTGTAACGCAACATATGTGTAACCTCCATACAGTACAACATCACCTTGTTGATAGTATTGAGAAATTGTCCATTCGTCTTCAAATTCGTAACCTGGTATCCATAGATTGAAATTGCTTTCAACCATGTTGACATCAGTAGCCCAATGACCTGTGGTCACTTGCCACATACCTGGAGACCATCTTACAAGTTCTCCTACTGCATATCTTTCTCCATGAGCATAATCGCCTCTATATTTAATTCCTGTGAAAACAGTTTCCCATTGGGCACTGTTTGCCTCTAGTCCATCAGCGGCATCATTGGCAACACCATTTACTCCGACTGTGGTTATAGCACCATTGTCGACTGTGTTGATTGTGATTGTGATATCATTGGCCGGTGTTGCTCCGCCCACTGCTGATCCTAAAATTGTAAAAGTTTCTGAAGCAAGATAAGTTGAACCACCGTTTGTGATTTTGATATTGTAAGTTGCTCCAACTTTAAAAATAAAAAATTGAAATCCTGTTCCTTCTGCACCGCCGTATGTGGCAGTAGGATTTACAAATTTATTAGAAGCGGCTGATCTGTGTCCTGTTAGACATCTAAACACTGTACCACCATAATACACAATATCATCTGGATAGTATAATGTGTTGGAAGTCCAATCACTTCTAAAATTGTCTGATCTAGAATATTGATCCCAGTAGTCTGCATTGAATTGTAAACCGTCATCAGCAGTTCCTGAAGTGTGTGCTGTGTTACATTTCCAAATTGATCCACCGTAAATTACTGTTTGGTCAACGTTGTAAAGTGTAGCAGGTGTCCAAACACTTTGCCAATCTTCTCCACGAGCAAAGTACACCCATTTTAATTCATCTCCTAGTACACCATTTGATGCAGATGAATTTGAAATATGTCCTTCAATACATTTGTAAATTAAACCACCAACTTTAACCAGTTCGCCAATTTTATAAAATGTTGAAGGTGTCCATTCGCCAGTCCAACTTTGACCGTCCATCATTTGAGACCATCTTGGAGTTGCGTTGTTTAAGTCGTTGTAAAAGTTTGTGTCTGATGTGTGTACTTCAACACATACAAATACTTTTGCACCGTATCTTAATACATCATCTTTTACATAAAGAGTGTTGGCTGACCAATCACCTCTCCATCTAAATCTAATTCTATCTATTCGAAAATCTGCCATTGATTAATTCCTATATGTATTTATTTCCTTATGTACTATAAGGTTCCACATATCCTGGATATGTGTGAGCCTCGTTAACTTTTAATACTAATTCGCCTTCACTATTCACGTAATAAAACAGGTTTCTACCATCCCATTTGTACTGTTCGTACACTAAATTTGGAAAGTTTTTTCTGTGTTGCTGATCCCTACCTTCAAAAAAGTCTTCTCCTCTACTCCAATTATTGTAGTTTTCATCAATATTGCCTGGTCTATTCAATTGTACTCCATCTTCTAGTCTTAATAAATCTGATTTCACCATGTATAATTCGCCAGCATCTGTTCTACGCAAACCATAGAAATATCTATTGTTCGCCAGTGTCTTTTGTAATTCGTCTATGCCTACGCCAAATACTTGTGCCATTATCTATTAACTCACTATGTTGATTGTGTTACCCATTGCTGAGTGAATTGTACATTGGTAATACAGTGAACTTGGAGCATCCATAGGAACTTCTAAAACCTGTGTTCCTGTTTTGCTTCCACTTACACCTGATGTGTATTCTGCACCACCGTTTGATACTCTAAATTCGAATGGGTGACTAGCACCTGTCGAATTTACAAAAACATAAGTGTGTCCTCTCATCAAGTATAAAACAGGATCATTGGTTGAAGCCGAAAATCCTGGACCTGTAAAAGTGTAATTAGATGAACCTGCGGCTCCAACATTCCATCTCATTGTTGGACCGTTTTGTTTCACCCAGTTTGTTCCGTTGTAGTACAATACATCACCTTGTTCTGGTGTTGATATTGTTACATCAGTTAAATCATTAAGAGTACTTGCTCCACCGCCTGCATCTGCAACAAATTCTAATGCTGTTCCACCTGCGTTTACTTTAACTGTTCTTCCTGCCGAACCTGAAAAAGTTGAAGGAGTATCTGTCAATGTTAATATTGAAGTTGGAACAGTTGGTTTGTTGTTCAAGTTGTTGTAGTTCAAATAATATGTGCTGTCTAATCCATCAAGAGTGTCAGCATCTGTACCACCGCCACCTGTTGTTGCATCATCACCAGGTACCCATGCTGTACCATTCCATTTTAGAACTTGTCCTGAAGTAGGCGAAGTTGTTGTTGTGTCAACATCTGAAAGTTTATCAATTGAAAACGCCGCAACAATTTCTAACGCATCTGCAGTGCCGTTTACTTGTAAGAAACCTCCTGCTAGTCCTGAGAAAGTTGCTGGAGTGTCAGTCAATCCAGTGAATGCAGTTGCACCACCGCCACCACCACCGCCACCTGCGGCAACATCACCTGGTTTCCAAGTTTGTGAACCTGCATCATAAATCAATGCTTGTCCGTTGGTTGCTGTTGCTGTCAGATCAACATCTGAAAACATTCCGATAGATTTATTCGCATCTGCAATTTTTACCCAAGCACCTGCGTGAGCGTAGTAGGAAGCATTCTCACCGTGTACATGAGCAAACATTCCATGATACGTTGCCGCATCTGGTAAATCTGCTAGAGTTGAATATAAAAAAGTAATTTTGTTAGCACCTGTGGCAGTAATCAAATTGTTATTGACTATTGTTAAGGCTGTTCCATTTCCAAGAGCTGTATACAATTCTTGAAAATTGTTATTCATTTTTCCACCAGCGTCCCGTAACGAGTCTCCTTGACCGTCATTTGGAATAATACCAGTGTTTATAAGTTGTCGTGTCATTCGTTTTTTCCTCCTACTTTATCCTCTATCGAATGTTATTTCATTACTGTCCATTAAGTAATTTGTTCTATCCAAAGTGAATACTGTTTGTTCTACAATCACAGTTTCGTCTGTTTGTGGATATGTAATTGCTCCATCACCTACGTTACTGTTAATTCTTACAACCAATTCTCCTTCGGAATTAATATAATAATTTAAATTTACATCGTCCCATCTAAATTGTTCGTATCTTAAATTTTTAAATGGTTTAGCATGATTTAAATCTCTACCTTCAAAGAAATCATAACCTTGATCAAATTCTTTAAAGTTGTCGTCAATGTTTCCTGGATTGTTTATTGATACAGGATCGTTGGCAGATAATTGGTCAACCTTACCGATGAATAAAGTTCCTTCGTCGGTTCTTCGTAATCCATAAAAGTATCTGTCTTTGATACCATTTTGAAGATATACGGAAGTATCCTGTCCAACTGTATTTGACATCTTATGTTATCTCCACGTAACTCAACACACAATCTAATGAGTCGTTGATGTTTGATTTTACATTTAAACTGTTTTGACTTGCCACAATTAATTTTTCTCCTGAGTTCAATACACGTAAACTAGAGTTTGGTGCAATTAAAACATCTTTTACAATAAATCCTGTAACTGAATCTGGAGTTGCTGTCAATGTTACACTGGCTTCTACAACTGATTCTGTCAAGTTTGCTAAAACCATTCCAATGATTGTTGTGTATGATCCTGGTGCCGCTTCGTACACAGCCGTTGTTACAGTTCCTACACTTTTTGTTACAGAGTTTCTAAAATTTGTTGCCATATTTTTCCTATCCTAATGCCAGTGCGTATTCCACTGCTATTTCTGTTGCGTCAATAATACTTACAGCACCTGATGAACCTGCGATTGAACCCCAAGCATTACCATCATACAGTTCAACACGTTGATCTGCGGTGTTGTAACGTATCATACCTAATATAGGCGTAATCGGTCTGTTTGCTGTTGTTCCAACCGGAAGTACAAACCCACCAGAATCTGACACATCAATATATCC